TTTAGCAAGTTTGGTTCATATACAGGTAATGCAAATAATGATGGACCATTTCTTTACACAGGATTTAAACCAGCTTTTTTAATGACCAAAAGAACAGATACTACAGGAGATTGGATGATGTGGGATAGTGGAAGAAATACTTTTAATGGAGTTGATAAATATTTATTTGCTAACTCTACTGCCGCAGAAAATACAGTAAATTATTGGGATTTTACATCAAATGGCTGCAAAAATAGAAATGCGGCTTCTAGTGGAAATTCTAACGCATCAGGTGGAACATATATCTTTATGGCGTTTGCAGCAGCACCCCTCGTAGGAACAAATAATATCCCAGCAACGGCGAGGTAGTCTCGCATGTATTTTGGCGCTACACCCTTTTCAGCTGCAGCCTTCTCAGATGTAGGTTTCAATCCTAATGCATTTGTAAACGTTCAAAGCACAAGATTAAATTTAACAATTGGCACTGCAACTGTAACAGCTCCTGTAGATTTAACAGTTACAGGAAACAGAGTTAACTTATCAGTAAGCGATCCAACAATTGTAGCAAATGCAATCACTGCATTAACAGGCACAGGTTTATCATTAGCAAATGGCACAGCTGAAGGTAGAGCACCTAGAGATGTTCCTGTAACAGGAAATAGACTTAACGTTTCTAACAACACAGTAACAACAATAGGTAAAGCCATAGCTGAAGTTACAGGTAATGGTTTAGAAATAGATATTGGAAACTTATCAATTATTGGTAAAGCAAGAGTAGACGTATCTGGCAATAGAGTAAATATAACTGTAGGTGATTCAGTTATACAAGCTAACGCAACAGCTGTTGTAACAGGTAATAGATTAAATATTTCTACAACTGCTTTTGGTACAGGAGGCTTTAATGTAATCGGTAAAGCTAATGTAGCCACAACTGGCAATAGACTAAACATAGCTACTAATTCTGTAGAGTTTAGAATATGGACTCAAGTTGACCCTAACGCTAACCAAGAATGGATACCATTATAATATGTTTTTCGGAGCTACACCCTTTGCAACAACAACTTTCGCAGGTCTAGGATCTCAGAATGCTTTAGTATTAGCTAATGGAAACAGACTAAATATCAGTATTGGTAACGTTCAAACAGGCACTAGATTCCCTGCTATTGTAACAGGTAATAGATTTAATGTTGCAACTGGTACCGTTTCTGTGGTATCTTGGCAAACGATAGATCCGGGTGCATCAGGAGTTTGGACACCTATAGATCCATTAAACCCGTAGGAGAATTATGGCATCAACATATAGTAGTAACTTAAACTTAGAGATTATAACAACAGGTGAAAAAGCTGGTACCTGGGGTACAATAACAAATACAAACTTACAGCAATTAGAGCAAGCAGCATCAGGATATCTATCTTTGGATGTTGGATCAGCAGACGTAGCTTTGGCCATCAGCCAAGGAGCTGTATCAAATGGTAAAAACTTATATATAAAACTAACAGGTACGTTAACAGCAAACAGAAACGTAACTGTGCCAGACACATTTGAAAGAGTCTATGTAGTAGAAGATACTACAGGTAGAACTAGTTCTAACTATACAATAACATTTAAAACAGTATCTGGAACTGGTGTTGCTTTACCGCCAGCTTCAACATCTTTAATTTATTCTGATGGTACAAATGTTAACAAAGGTATAATTAACAAAGGTTATTATACTGTGCCATCTGCATACACAGCAGTTGACGGCGATCAACTATTAGTAAACACAAGTGCAACTGGTCTTAATGCAGCTGTAACTGTTACATTACCATTGTCACCTTCAATAGGAAACGAAGTTCACTTTATAGATAGCGGAAACTTTTTATCATCAAACAATCTTACAATTGGAAGAAACGGATCAAACATAAATGGTTCGGCTTCAGATTTAGTTGTATCAACAAACGCAGTCGCATTCACACTAGTGTACGTTAATGCAACAAGAGGCTGGGTCTATAAAGATAAGATATAGGAGCGTGGAACGTGGCTCTTAAGCAAGTTAAATTTTTACCTGGAATTGACAAACAGAATACAACAGTCGGTGCAACAGCACGATGGGTTGATTCTGACAACGTTAGATTTAGGTATGCTTTACCAGAAAAAGTTGGTGGTTGGGCCTCATTACTAACCACAACTATTTCGGGTGTAGCTAGAAAAACACATGCTTTCGTAGATTTAGATGGTAACAGATATGTTGCTATTGGAACTGACAAATCTTTGTTGGTTTATTTTGAAGGTGAAATTTATGATATTACACCAATCAAAACAACTTTAACTTCTGCAACAATTGCAACAACATCAGGAAGTGCAATTTGTACAATAACAAAAACAGCTCATGGTTTACAAGCAGGTGATATTGTTAAATTAGAATCTGTAACTTTACCAGGTGGCACAGGTTTTACCGATGCAGACTTTGAAGGTAAAAACTTTCAAGTAACAACAGCAGCAAACGCAAATACATTTACAATCACACAATCTAGTAATGCAACAGGAACAGTATCTACTGGCGGTAGTTTAAGTGTAGTTGTATTTGAAAGAGTTGGACCAGCAGAACAAACATACGGTTATGGTTGGGGATTAGAAGCTTGGGGTACAGGAGGTTGGGGCAGTGCAGCATCTGCATCTAACATAACTCTTGAACCAGGTCTTTGGTCTTTAGATAACTTTGGTGAAGTATTAATTGCAACTATTGCAAACGGAAAAACATTTACATGGAACGCGGGTGCAGCAACACCTTTTACAAACAGAGCATCAACAAGTACATCAGGATTTTCTACAAGTAACAATCCTACATCTACAAGATTAACTTTAATATCTCCTACAACAAGACACTTAATTCACATGGGTACAGAAACAACAATTGGTACAAGCACAACAAGAGATAATATGTTTATTAGATTTTCTGACGCTGAAGATATAAATACATATACAACATCTGCAATAAACTCTGCAGGTTCTCAAAGGCTACAAGATGGTACAAAGATTATTGGTGCACTAAAAGCCAAAGAAACAATTCTTATTTGGACAGATAATGCATTATATACAATGAAGTTTATCGGTGCACCTTTCACATTTGGTTTTGAACAAGTAGGTACAAACTGTGGACTTATAGGTAAAAACGCAGCGGTAGAAGTAGATGGTGTTGCATATTGGATGAGTTCAAATGGTTTCTTTCTATTCGATGGTACAGTAAAAACTTTACCTTGTTCTGTAGAAGACCATGTATTTGAAAACATAAATAGAAACAAAGGACAACAAGTTGCAGCAGGACTTAATAATTTGTTTACAGAAGTAACTTGGTATTATCCATCATCAACAGCAGACTTTAATGACAAGTATGTAGTATTTAATTTTGGTGAAAGTACATTAGCTAATACACCTGTTTGGTACACTGGCACAGAAGCAAGAACAACGTGGATTGATGCGTCTGTATATCCAAATCCAATATCTACTAAATATGTGTCAACCGCGGACGGTGCTTTTCCTGCAATAGTAGGTCAAGATGGTTTAGGTCAAACAACTTTATTTGAACACGAAGTAGGTAGAGATCAAGTAAACGCTGATGGTAGTACAACAACTGTAACGTCTTTTATTAACTCATTTGACTTTGATATTAAACCAGAAGGCAGTGATGGTGAGTTCTTTTTATCTATGAGAAGATTTATACCTGACTTTAAAACATTGAATGGTAATGCTAAAATTACATTAGCTGTAAAAAGATATCCTTCTCAATCTAGTACAGACACATCACTAAGTCCTTTTACAGTAACATCTAGCAGTCTTAAATTTGACACAAGAGCTAGAGGAAGATATGCAAATATAAAAATAGAAAATGACGCTATAAGTGAATCATGGCGTTTTGGAACAATTAACTTAGATATAAAACCGGACGGTAGAAGATAATGTCAATAATGAGATCTAACATAGCTAGACAACTTTACAATACTGGAGGTGTTGCTAATTTAATAAATACATATTTAGGTAACCCAACATTACAAAATAAAATGACTCAGCAAGAGTATCTAGATTTATTTAATACTCAACCAACACCAACAGTAGAACAAATTATACAATCATCTATATCACCAACAATTCAACCTATTGCTAAAAAACCCATATTACCAGTTATACCTCAAGATAGTGGTAGTGATGAACAATCTTCAGGAAAAGGAATTACTGCAGGTATAAATTTAGACTACGGATATACAGGTCCCAGCGGTACATTTAATTTAGATGACATTGGTGAGGGCACTGTTGCAGATGAAGATTATACTTTAGGTATGAGAGCAAGAGATGCTTATAGTGGAATCATGAGTTCACCTGTTGTAAAATATAATCCTATGAATCCAATGTTTATGTTTAATGTTGGTAAAGCAGGAGTAGAAAAAGCAAAAGAGTTAGCTGAAAAAATTCAAGCACAAAAAGCTTTAGAAGCAGAACAAGCAAGACAAGCACAACTAGATGCAGCAAGAGCAGCTTTAGCTTATCAAACTCAAACAGGTGAGGGATCTGGATATACAGGAGGCTTTGATCCTTCTACACAAAACTATGATGATCCTTTTGATCCAGGACAAACAGAATAATGGCAAAAATAGTAATTAGACTACCAGAACCAAAAGAAAAGTATGATGTTTCTAACCAGAAACAAATAAACAGAGCAATTGCTTTGATAACAGAACAATTAAATTCAACGTTCTTAGATGAACTAAAACAAGAAACGGAAAGGTTTACTTGGTTCAAATCTTCAGGAAGTAATACATAATGGCTAATATATACAAAAACGCAAATTTCAGTCTAACTACAACAAATGCAACAGATGTTTACACTGTGCCGGCTGATTCTAGAGCCATTATACAGAATATACATATGGCTAACGTAGGATCTGGTAATGTTGTAGTACATGGACATATTTATGATAGTTCAGCAACAACACAATATACATTTGCTAAACACCAAATTTCAGCAAGTGACTCACAGTCTATATCAGATGGGTCAGTAGTATTAGAAGAAAATGATATCTTGAGAGTTCAAGCAGATAGTGCTAATGATATTCAAGGTACAGTATCAATATTAGAAATCAATAGGAGTTAAGATGTTTGTAGAAAAAGGTAGCGTAGAGTATATAACAGTGGACGGTAAGAAGGTTCCTGTTGTCAAATGTGATGCAGAGGTAGTGTTAAGAAACACTAGAACTAATCAGGAATATGCATCAGATCAAGAAGCAGAAGACGATATTAACAATTCAGAAACAGATACAGTAAGAGAAGAAGTAACTAGATCTGTTAAAATTAAGGTAGCAAAGATGCCATTAATAGGAGCATCTAGCGATAAAGACGATGAATAGTATATTGACGAAAGTAAGAAAAACCAGTAAATTAGGCAGATTAGGCTTCTTACAAGCTGGCCACTTGCTATCATCAAAACAGGATTAATATGGTTAAAAAATTATTCAGAAAAGCACGTAAAGCAATTAAAAAGATAATACCAAAGGAAGTAAGACCTTTTCTTCCTTATATTGCTGCAGCTACTCCAGGATTACAAGGTTTGGCATCAGGTGTATTTGCAAATCCAGCTGCACAAAAAGCTCTTATTGCTGGAACTACAAGATTTGCTACAGATGATGAAGCAGATTTAAAAGATTTAGGTATTACAGCTGCACTTGCGGCAGCTCCTGATTTGATAGAAACAGGTTCGGCTAAATTAGCTGGAAAATTTACTCCACAAGAATATAGAACTTTAGAACCTGGTTATTTAGGTGATAAAGGACCTTTTGGTGGATTAAGTGAATTAAAAACAGTTGGTGAACAATCTGAAATAGCAAAAAGCATTGCAGATGCTGCTACAAAAGTAGGTGATGTAGTTTCAGAAGCTGGTCCGTTACAAACAATTGCTGCACAAACAGGAATTGATGCAGCTACACAACTTGCAGAAATACAACAAGATGAGATTGATGCATACAATAGAAAATTAATGGAAGATGGTATAAGAGATAAAGCACAAAGAAGATCTTCTATTAAAAATATTTATTTAGGTGTAGGATATGATGAAGACTACGTAGATAGTATGTTAGATAGATTTGGATATGCAGGTGGTGGTCCAACTTACACTATGGAAGACATTTTAGATATGGCATCTGAAGCAACGAAAAAAGGAAGAAAAGATAAAGAAGAAGAAGACGAAGATGAATTATCAGAGTATATAGATATAGGATCAAGAGGATTAATGAGTTTAGCACCAAAACAAAAACCAATGCCAATCAGACCATTACAAATGGCAGAAGGTGGCATGATGAATCTTGGTGGTAATGAAATGGATTTAAGGGGTGGAGGATTTGTACCGATAGGTAAGAAAGAAAAAGCAGATGATGTACCTGCTAGACTTTCTAAAAATGAATTTGTAATGACCGCTGATGCTGTACGTGGTGCAGGTAACGGTGATATAAATGAAGGTGCAAGAAGAATGTATCAAACAATGGATAAACTAGAGGCGATGGCATAATGGCAGAAACAGTTACACGACAGCTACGAGAACC